AAGTTTTTCAGCCTCCATCGGAGATGCGGCTAATCGTTCCTGATAAAGCGGCGAGCGCTTCCGCAGCAGTTCGTCAACACTTTTCACGCTGCGTTTGGCAAGCATATTGGCAATGGATTTTGCGCCAGCGCCTGCGGCGATTGGAACGCCAGCGCCGATCACCGCGCCCGGCGCGCCACCAAACATTGCGCCAACCCCAGCGCCTAGTGACCCGGTGAATGCCTGTCCAAACCCGCCGCCGCCGCCAAGGACGTTGCCGATATATCGTGCGGTGTTGCGCGCGCGGCTGCCGCCCATGCTTTCATTCAGGGCGGCTATCTCAGCATCCGAAAGGCCGGAAACCTCTTTCGGCTTTTCTAGGAGCGATGCAATTTTTTGCCGGAGCGTGTTGTCAAGATTTCTGCCGGAATTTGCGGCTTGTGCTCTAGCTTCCGCACGCTCGACGATACCGGTGTTAGCTCGATCAAGGACCCCTGTGATGTCGTTGGAGCGCATCGCGGCGGCGTAGTTGCCTCGCCCGCGCTCGAATAGTTGCGCCGTGGCGGCAGGGGCTCCAGCCACAACACTCTCCGAATCGATCGATGGAAGGAACTTATCAAGTCCTCCAATAGATCGAGAAGCAGCCAACTGATCTTTGGCCGCGTTCGGGTTAAAGTTTTGTGCCGTATGCCCGAGGGATTCGCGGAGGGATTGGAGATTGGATGCCGTGACGAACGAACCGGCAGGTGCGGCTTCGAGTTCTTTGAGCTTGGCGTAGGTAGCTGGCGCATCAACGGGGTGAATGCCTTTTTCGAAAAGGTCCTGCTGCGCCTGCCGGCTCCAATTCGCCAGCGAGTCCGACGTGACTTCCAGACCGGAATTGCGCGCCGCAGTGATATCAGCTTTGCCCGCCGCCGCCAATTCCTCCGTTGTCGGCACGATCGGCTTTTCACGGGTCAACGCCTTGGCAACACCAGGGATGGCCCGATCACCCGCGCGAATGGCAGGATTAACCGGGGTTGCCAGCCCAGCTAGTTCGAGGGAGCGGTTGATCACCTCCGGGTTGGTATGCCCATCCGGCCCAATAACAGAGGTTTTGCCAGTATAAACGTCACCCGGCAGCGTAACCGCACTCCCTGCCCCGGTGATCGCCCGCTTGACCATGCCGACGATGCCAGCATTGCTATCGAACGACACGTTTCCTTGAGCATCGCGGCTCATCGGCAGGATCTTCCCGCTATAGGCAGGCGGGGCTACTGGCTGCGGAGTTTGTCCGGCGAGCACAAAACCGGGCGGCAAGTCGCTGGTAGCCTGCGGCTGGCCTTCTAGGACAAAGCCGGGAGGAAGATCGCTCATGTCACCGGCACCCATTGCCCGTTCTGCCGCACACGGCGCTCGCCGGTCTGCGGATTGACGATGATTGCACCATCCTGAATGCCACCTTGCGCGGGCGGTGTGGCTGCGGCGGCTGGCGGCGCGGCTTCCGGCACGGTCACGCTAAACAATGCGCGTTCCCGGCGGTTTTTCTCAGGATCAGGATAGACCGCGTCAAGCTGCTGCTGGTGGAGTTTCAGCCGAGCCATGCCCGCCGTTTCCATGATGCCGAGCAACCGATTGATCGAGCCTGCATCCAACTTGATCGAACCGCCTGCCGCTTTTTCAGCGAATTCACGATCCGAGTTCGAGATTTGGTTCGTGCCAACCGTCGATTTCAGCATGGCCGCGACTTGCGGCGCAATGGCCGCACGGAAGGTTTCCGTGTTCTGAATCGCGGCCGGATCAGCAACGCCAAGGAATGACCCAAGCTTTTGCAGCGTCAACCGTTCATCCGCGCCAAATCCGGTGATCGCCCCGCCCGGCCCCTGCAATGCCTGCTTTGCATTCCGCAGTGCCACAAGGCCGGTTGCCGCCGCACGGGCTTCCTTGGTGTTTTCTGCGAACGTGTCGAAGATTTGTTTATCAGAGCCGCCGCCGATGTTGTTGTTGACCGTCGTGGCTCCGGCCCGCGCCCTAGCGGTAGACCACGTTGCATAGTCCATGGGGGCAGATTGTCCATCAGTCGGCGTGAAGTGACCGCGATAGTATTCATATTCTTGAACGCTCGTCGGAGCGTCCGATTTCCGCAAATTCTTCTGAGCCTGCTCAATCTGCGCGCGGCGCATCGGGTCATTCGCCTGCTGCTGCTGTTCAAGCAACTGCTTATACTCGGTCATCACTGCCGTCTGCTGCGCCTTGTTGAAAAAGGCAAAGCGCGGGTCACCCATGACCTGCTGTAGTTGCTGCAAGCGCGGATTGGTCTGCGGCTGTGTCGCGGCCTGCACCGCCTGAGCCGTAGGCAGGACGCCGCCAGTCGGCTGTGCATTCGGCGGGAGCGCCGCCCCGCTATCATCCGCCTTGGGCGCGGCCGGACCACCAGCGACCGCCGTAGGAGCTCCTACAGGACCGGCGGGATATTGCGCATTATCGAGAGGTGACGGTGAGTTGTCCGCCAGAACGCCACCCTGCGGCGCCGGTAGTTTCTGCGCAATGCTAAGCACCTTCTGACCGTAGTTCGGATCAGTGGCATAGCCTGATTGGCCCAAAGCTGCGGCTTGCGCTTCAAGCCCCCGTGCAGCCTTCAATGGCGCATAGCGCGGGTTTTTGTTGATGAAGTCCGCATATCCATTGGCGCTATCGGCTGGTGACGCATAGGCCGCGAAACTGTCGGTCGTTCGGACCGGCTGACCGTTCACGACTTCGGTTGTCGGAAGAACATTACCGCCCGGTTGCCCGTGAGACTTGATACCGAATAGATTATTTCCGGGAGCGGATTTGCCATAGCCGGTTTCAAGTGCGGCCTGAGCCACAATCAAGCGAGGGTCAATCCCCGTCTTCTCGGACGCCGCCTGTGCCAGCGGCATCACGGCGCTCGTAAACTCTTGGCCCCCGGCTGGAATGCTTGTGTCGCCCATTGGGGTCGATACGCTCGGCGTTGCCGGTGCGGCGGCCGGTGCAGCAACAGATGGCGTGTCAGGATAGGCCGACGAATAAAGTTCCCTGCCCCCCTTGAGCCCGGCCTGTAGCGCCGAGTCGGCGTCGCCCATCATCGATCGCGCAATCAGCGCTTGCCCGATGGCGTTCAAGCCCTCGCCAACGTTCTGCGGTGCCTTGCTAAACGTCCGCGCGGCCATCAAGGCGGCAATCTCGCGCTTCTTGGCAACGGATTCCGGCGTCTCGCCGACCGCTGTATCGATGGCAAAGGACAACGCCATTTATGCGGCCTCCAATGCGCGGGCATAATCGACGGCTTGATAGCCATTAGGCATCGTCACCACGGCTTCCGGCTTCATGCGCTCGACTTCATCGGCCATCACGCCAATCTCAGGCTTGCCGTCGATCCGATAGAAGTAAATCGGCAGGCCGTTATGAGCGCGTCCAATCTCGATCACATCGGATTTCAAGCGGCGATCCGAGAACTTGAACACCCCAGCCGAGCCCAGCCCAAACAGGCCGCCCATGACCTGATTGTAGTTCTGCATCTGCTGCTGATAATTCTGGAACTGCTGATTGTAGTTGGTATTGATGATGCCGGCCGTATCCGTGGTCGGAATCGTCGGCATCTGCTTATTGATGAAGTTCGGCTGTGATACCTGCGAGCCCGACAACAGTGCCGAAATTTCGTTGAGCGGCTGATTGCGCTCCGTCAAAATCTCCTGCACTGACTGACCACGACCGTTGAGCAACAACTGGTCATAGGCATCGTTCTTGCCCTGCTGGAACTTGGTCATCTCCGCGTCCCACGCCTCAGAGCCCGGCCGAATGCCTTGGTTGCTCAATCGTGTTCGCAATGCATCCTCGTCGCGCGCAAACTGCGGATCAAGGCGCTTCGATCCAAGGTCGTACAACCGTCCTTCGACGGCATCGTTATTCAGATTGACGTTGGTTCCAAGCAGCGAACCGATCTTGGCCGACTGATCGACGCCGATCTGCCCAAGGTTTTGCTGGGTCTGGTTGTTGAGGTCGTATAGCTTCTGCTGATCCGGCGATAGCGTCTGTGTCGCGGTGAACGACGGAATATCGTAGCTCTGGCCGGTGTAAGGGTCCGTGAATTTCGTCGATCCGGACTGATTGAACGTCAGATTCCCGTTAGGCGTGATCTGGTTGACGTTGTTCAGATTGGAATTGGCAATAGCCGTTGCAACACTCGTGCCGGTCTGAGCGGCGGAAGTCTGCTTCGGATCGGGAGGGGTTGGCGCAGAGGGCTTGGACATTTACCGATCAATCCATTTCCGCCATGCGTCATCCGTCAATGTCGTGACGACCATGGCTTCGTTTCGTCCCTTCAGACGCGGGATGACGAACTCGCTTGAACCGACCGCGCGCCACATGCGCCGCAGTCTCGTATTGTGTTCGGAATGCCTGGCAACAACCATCTGGCAACCGACCTCAGCGAACGGGTATCGGAACATCGCCCGCAGCGTTTGTCGCGTTAGCCATCGGCTATCCGTCGCCGCGCCCGATATCTCGATCACGCCGCTTTCAGGTGAGTAGTTGTGATACAGAATGCCCGCGATCAACTCGCCGTTACGAACAACGCCCATCGACGTATGAGAACCGAATCCGCGTTCACAGCCGGGAATCAAGAGAGAGACAAATTCCTCGATGCCGCTGTTAACCGCAGGATCGGCGGAGCCGCCCCAAATGATCTGCATCAAGTGACGATATCCGAAACATCATAGGTTAGATCGATACTCACCAACTCAACATCGAGCGGGACAAGTGATCCGCTGGTGATCTGCACGGCGGGCGATAGCGCGTAACCCGCGCCCCCGACCGACTGCCATTGCTGCTTCGTCGATTTCTGGCCGGCCTGATCCCATTTCGAGACGTTCCAGACACCGGTATCCCAGGTATTGCCGCCTGGCACTTGCGTTGCGGCTGGTGCAGACGGTAATTCTATCTGATAGTCCGCCTGCAATGAAAGTTGTGGCGCAATGTCCGACGACGCGAGCAACGTAGAGCGCGCCAGCAGGCCGGTTTTGAGCGATGCAGGCGCTTTGAGCGGATCGAACAGCGGCACACACGATGCGGTGTAAGGCAGACCATCATCCGCGCCCGTCACTTCCGCTTCCACAATGCGCCCATTATCTGAGCCGAAGAATAGCCGTCCTTGGAAGGACAAGACGCAAAACGCATTCCAGCCTGTATACGGAGCCCATGAGCCGGTTCGCACGTTAGCAACCAGCATCGTGGGAGTCGCGCCAACTGGTGATGGCATCGTTATTGTCATCATCTGCTGTGTCGGCCACACCTCGCAAGTCCATGCGGCAAACGAGCGGTTCGCGACATACTCATTCCATGCCACCTCAATCGGATACGACACGGCGACGGGCGACAGAGCGGCATAATCTCGCGTGAGAGACGCCGAAACCGGCAAAAAGCCGATATCGGTAGCCATCACAACGTCTCCGCCGGCCTTGATATGCGCCTTTGCGCCGAGCGGTCGCCCGGTGCGGTAAACGCCGACCTTGCTCCACGATGCCGCAACAGACGGATCGCTGCCCTGAAACACCGCAATTTCGCCCTCTGTCGTGACGAAAATGCATTGCTCCGACAAGCCGCCGCCGAGCGTTTCCAGCGACCACGCCGCGCCGAAAAGCAATGCACCGCCGCGCGTGAAGATGCCAGCCAATGGCAGTTTTGTGGCCACGCCGGTCACGCTATCGACCGGCAGATACCACGCATTCAGACTGTTTTTCTCGACGTAGAAAATCCGGTTCTTATAGGTCCAATTATAGGACAGGCTCGCCGTGTTGACGCCCGTGATGCCGTTGAACAGCAATGTCGCAGCGCCCGCCGTCGTGGCGCTTCCCGGCGCGGTGTTGTCGTCGGTGATTGTCTCGGACGCACCGAACGTGCCGGTAATCGTATCGAGCCAGAGCGTCCCCGTGGTGCCGTTGTCGATTACCTTGACGATGACACCAGTGGCCGCAGAACTCGCGCCTGTGAGCGTTTTCCCAACCGTAAATGGCGCGGTTTCGGTCGTGTAGTCGATTGCGTAGAGCGATGTTGACCCGATGGGGTAAAAATCCGTCCCGTTATAAATAAGCTTTTTGTCAGCGCCGTTCACAAGGTCAAGGAACACATCGCCGCTTGAGTTGGCGAACTGTACCGACGACCAGTCGCCAGATGTCAGGCCAGACACTGACGGCTGGACAGAACTGATGAAAGGAATGAACTTGTTGCCTTGATCATCAACAAAGACATTCCCGCCGCCATCGGTGAAATGCGTCTGCGCTACCGCGTTCGTCGCGTCGAAAATCCCCGTTGGAGTTGCCCCGAACAGCTTTTGATTGCTCGCATTCACATAGGCAAACAGCGAAACGACGTTCTCATTCATGCCACCGAGACGATTGAACGTCAGCGACCCGCGCCGCATCCGCAGTCCGGTTGCAGTCGGAAACCAATTTTCGATAACGAACGCGCCGTTTAGCGCCGAGCCGTCCGGCTTGCGCGCATTCGGCACCGCAAGGCTTTGGTTGCGAATCCAGCCGCCAACCGGCGCTGGAAACGACTTAAGCCGCTGCGGCCGGACAGTTGCTTGGACTGGCTTCCTCATGATCCGAGAGGCCCCGGATATGAGGCGCGAGCATCAACCCGCATACGCGCCGGACCAACGGCAATGATCCGTGAGCCCTTGTCGCGCGCGATCTCCTGCGCCAGCGCGATTTCGTAGTTCTTCAGATCCTCACCATACTCCTGCCGCTTCTGCGCCCGCCAGCGCCAGATCAAGCCGAGGGTGATGAGCCGGTCGCCAAGAAAGAACGTATCTCCGTCCGCCGAAAATTGAGGGCTGTTGCCGTTAACAACGTTCCTTGAGACGTAATAGAGCCGCGCGCTGGTGCCCGATGCCAGCGGCACGCCGTTGCCTTGGCTGATCTGGAATTGGCCACCAAGGATGATCCACCAGCCAGGGAATCCAGTCCCGGCATAAGTCTGAATATCGAGCCACTGATCAAGGTCGCGCGCCGGCTCAAACCGCCATTGCGTCCACGTCGCAGAGTGGACGCCTTCCTTGAGCAGCATTCGGTCGTAGTCGGACGGCAGATCGAATCCGGTGTTCGTCCCGTCGCCCGTAATCGTCCACAGCTTGGTGAGCGCGCGCCAGTCGTGCGCCTTCATGATGTCAACGGCAATCTCGGTCGCGAGGTCCGCTAGTTCGTTAGCGAATTCCACGTTCAAACCGTTCGGAGAAAACAGGCTGCCGGGCTTTTGACCCTGCAACCTGATCCCTGCCGATTGTGCCGCTGACAAAATGGTCATTACGCTGCCTCTTGCGCTCCGGCGACTTCACGGACCATCGCCACGAGTGTTGCGCGGGATGGATTGCCGCGCGGAGCCTGACCCGTCTTGGCCTTGATGATGGCTTTCAGATCATCGTCGGACTGGCCGGCGAACTCGTCCGCAGGCTTTGCGGCTTTGGCCGCAGCGCGCATTTCTTCCATGTCGCGCCGCATGGATTCCAACTGATCCTTGAGCGCTTCGTTGTCGGCCGCGAGCTTCGTCACGTCCGCCGAGCCGCGAGCGGCGTCCAGATAGGCGATGGCCTGGTTCTTCAATTCGCGGCCACCCATGCCGAGCGCCTTCAACTCGTTGCCGTCGAGCGCGGCAAGCGCTTCCGCCGTCAGAATGTTCAGGGCCTTGAGTTCGAGCCGCTTACCTTGAGTGAGGAACGGCACTTCCTCAAGCGGCGTGCCCTCGGCAACCTGTGTATGGTTCAGCTTGAAGCGCTTGTATTGCTCCGGCCAGCGCATGGCGTAAGTCTGCTCTTCCTGCGAGCCATCGGCGGGATTGGTCACCCAGCCGGAAAAGGCATGAGCCGGGAATACGCCGACGCGGTTGCGGTCACCGGCAAAACGGACTTCGACCACTTCCATGTCGTCGTAGATCGGTCGGCCTTCGGCCTTGGACTTGGCCTCGTTCTTGATCGAGTGAACCTTGAACAGCGGGATAACGCGGGCTTCTTCGGCGGTGGACATTTGTGATGATCCTGTCTGAGAGGTTGCAAAAGGAAAGGCGGCCCGTAGGCCGCCCTTAGTTGGGAGGAAGGTTAGGCCGCCGAGGCGTCGTCAACCCACGGACGCTGAATTTCGACCTCGGCCAAACCGGCGGACGGAGTGCCATCGGCAGACGCGAACTTCGCGTTCTTCACGCGGTCGCCCGCCACAACAGCGTCATCAACCTGACCGGGGGTCGCCGTGAGATAGACCAGCGCGTCATCTGCGACGGTGCCGGCCTTGGCTACACCCTTACCGCCGATCTGATACCAGCCGGCCTTGTCGGCAACGCTGGCTGACATTGCGATAGCAATCGGGCCGATGGCATTGGCCGCCGCTAACGTGGTCGAAAAGTCGTCCGAATTGTAAACGACGACAGACCCGACAACCGTGCTGGCAGCGCCCTTGAGAAAGATAAACTCGCCGGCGCCATAGGTCGGATCGGTTGCGGTTACGATGGTGCCATAGGGCACCGGCTCAACGTAACCATCGCTGGTCGGAACGAACGAGTTGATGGCAGGAAACCCCACTGACGGGGTCATGATCGCGAAAGCCATTTCAAGGCTCCTGTGTTCGAGAAAATGAAAGGCGGGCCGAAGCCCGCCCTAAATGTCGGTTACGCCGCCGGGTTCGAATCGTAGAAGCGCCACGAGAACAGCGGGTTGTTGAGCGTCATTTCGCCCATCCACCCGATGTATTGCGCGATGGCGTCCTGATTGATCGGCTTCTGGCCTTCGCCCTCAAACAGCTTGTCGAAATTGCGGTTCGGGTTGTAGCGAATGCGGATGGCGTCGGTATCGAGGCCGTAGGTGGTGTTGGCCGGCATATTGGAGCCGATACCACCATCAAGCACGATCTCGGCACGCTTGCCGCCGCCGACGTATTCGAGCGACTGGAAGCCGAGTTTGGCAAGGCCGCCTTCCCGCTGAATACGCTGAATGCTAGTCGTAGCCGCATCATACGCCGCGTAGTGCTCCGGCGACATGATGAGCAGATCGGCATAACGACGACCACGCGCGCGCTGCGTCATGATCTTGTTCAGGAACGGGCGGATCGTGTCCTTCGTCACCTGCGTGCCAATCGTCGTGTCGAACGAATTGGCGTCGAAGGTCGAAGTCCGCCAGATCGCATTGGCGCGATCGATGCCGCCATAGACGCCGTTGTTGACGACAATCGGCACAGCCAAACCAAGGCCGCCCAACTGCTTGCCGCCGTTCGCGGTGCCGTCGCCGTGGATCGCGGCGTCCATCGTGTCATTGAGCGACCGTTCCGCCGCATCCATGTACGATGCCATCACGTCCATCTGCTGGTTTTCGCCCTCGTTGTTGAGGATTTCTTCCAGCGCAATCGAAATTGGCACGGCCACCATCTTCGGCGTGAAGAAGGCGTCGTTGAACAGTTCGATGGGCGGATTGGCAAGGAAGTCGTAGCCCGAATACCACTGGGCATCCTGCTTTGCGATCTGAAGCGTTTCGCGAATGCGCGGGCCTGAATAGGCGCGCCACAGTCCCTTGCGCTTCAGGACGGCCAGCAGAGCGTTGTTGTTGGAAACAAGGTCCTGGTAGCCCCGCGAACGCTCTTCGAGCGCCATGGAGAGGACCTGCTGATAGTGAGCAACAGGATTGATTGACATGGTTAGGTGTCCTTATCAGGCGGCCGCGCGTCGAAACGCCTTCTTGAGCGCCTGTTCGATGGATGGGACCGGCTGATTGCTCGCGGTCGGTTCGGGGTCTGAGCCCGCCGTCGATGGAGCGCCGGAAATGGATTTGGAGCCGGCCGGGTTGAGCGGCGGCTTAGGCTTTTCAGCCGGGATGACCGGCTGTTGCGAGATGGCGGGCGATGCTGCGGGATTGAGCCGCTCTGCACGCGCATAGGCCGTCTCAAGATCGTAGCCGTGGTTGATCTCTTCCTTGATCGCCTCGGCAAGTTCTTCAAAGCGCGGGTGCGACTGTGCGAATGTCTCGACCTGAGACATGATCGCCGTCTCGCGCTGGCTGTTGATCGTCTGCGTCACGCCGCCAAGCTGGTTCTTCAACCCGGCGATCTCGTTTCGCAGTTCCTGAATGGTTGCGTTCTGGTGACTGGCCTGCTCATCCGGCGACTGGCCCAACACCTGAGCCGCAAAGTCCCGAAAGGTCATGGCGCGACCATCCGGCATCTTCCAGCCGAAATTGCTGATGATCTGTTCGAAACCCTGCACCGCGTTCTGCGCCAGCATCCGTTCAATGCCGACATAGTTTGCCAGCGCGTTCTTCATCGTCGTGCCGTGCTGGCGCGCCAGATCGTGATACTCGCGAACCTCGTTGAACGCTTCAGCGTCCGCCTTGTATTTCTGGTGACCCTGCTCAAGCTCGCGAATGGCGCGGTTGACTTCGGCCTTTACCGGCTCCGGTGTATTGGCCCAGGTTTCTTTGGCGTCATTCGAGAACCGCGCGGGCGCGTCGCGATACTGCGATTGCGACTGAACCTCGCTTGCCGGGGCTGGCGCGACCTCTGGCGCGTTCTTTTCCGTGGCAGCCTGATCCTTCGCCGCAAAGTGCCCATGCTCTCCACGAGTCTGCGGCAGCTTCTGATCGGCCTTTGGCTCAACTGCGGGCTTTGCTTCCGCTTTCGGCTCTGCCTTGACCTCCGGTGCCGGCTTCTCTGCCGCCTTCTCGGCGTTGCGCGCCTTGATCTGTTCGTTAGCCTTCTTGATGGCATCCATCGCCGTTGCCGGCGGCTTGTCCTCAACGGGAGCGGCAGGCTTTTCAGCGACCGGCGTTTGCGTGCCGAGCGGCGTGGAATGGGTCGCGGTTTCGGTCGGAATGGGCGCGCCAGTGCTTTCGGCAGGCGCAGGAGCGCTGCCGCCGTCGAGTGCAACGTCGGTCATGGAATATACCTGTCTGAGAGGATGCTAGGAGAGCGCCGCCTTGGCCCGGCGCAGGCTGTCCCTGATTTCGTTGCGGTCAGGGGCTTTCCGCTGGAACGGCTTCACTTTCTCGTTGCCGATCTCGACATAGCCTTCACGCCGCGTCACAGCGCGGAAGGCTCGTTTGGAATCGTAGAATTTGCCGTCAACGTGCTCTAGCGGCGGCATCGTGTCGGTCACCACCATCGGAAACGCGAGGTTAGATCGTGCGACCTCGACGGGCTTGAAGCATTTGGACGGCCACGGCTGCTCAAGGTCATGCCAACCGCCACAGGCACGGCAATAACGCTCGCTCATGCCGGCTCTTTCTGCATCGCGGCTTTCTGTTGGAACGCCTGATCGGCGTGGGCCATCTGCTGTTCGGCCTGCTGTTCCTTGATCTCTGCGCTTTGCTCCGCGCTGCGAGCGTTCAAATCGGCCTGATGCTGGCGCGCTGCCGCGTCGATCTGCGCGGCCTCGCGCTTGAACTGCATCTCGGCGGCCTTCATGTCCATTTCCATCTGCTTGATCTGCATGTCGGCCTGATGCTTCTGATCGTCGCGCGCCGCCTGTGCGTTGATGACCGCAATCTTGGCCTGTGCCTCTTCCTGCTTGGCCTGCCGCTCGATCTGGCGATCCTCCTGATCGGCCTTCAGCTTTGCTTCCTCGATCTGCGCTTTCTGCTGCAACTCGGCCTGCTTCATCTGCATTTCGGTCTGGCTGCGCTTTTCCTCGGCGTCGGCCTGTTTCTGCTCTGCCTGCTGCTGTGGATTCGGCTGGCCAGCTTTCTGCGCCATCTGATCCGCAAATTCCTCGATAGCGCCTTCCAGTTCACGACCGGCGCGGAACGGCGCGACAGCAAATTTCAGCACTTCGCCGGCAAACGTCGCCGCGCCCGGCTCAACGGCAACCAGTTGCCCCAACTGTTGCAACGTGCTGCCCAATACCTGCATGAACTCGGTGCGGCGCTGTTTCTCCGCGTCCTCGTCAGGCTGGATCGTGCTGTCCGTCTCGATATCAAGCACGAACGGCCGCAGCTTCTGATCCCGTAGCAGCTTCATGACCTGTTCGACGGTCGGTTGCTGCTTTAGCTTTTCGATCTGAGCGCGGGCTTGTCCCTCAATCTGCTGTTTAGCCTGCTCAATGACCTGTTGCGCCTGCTCAGGGTTCTGCTGCGCCTGCTGCATTAGTTCAGGATTGGCCTGCGCCTGCTGCAACTGCTGTTCGAACTGCTGCTGGGCCTGTTGGGCGATTTGCGCCGCCTGCTTGGCAATGTCCGCCTCGGTCGGAATCTCCATCTGCGACATGGACAACAGCGTGTCAGGGCTGAAATTCTCGGCCATGATCTCGGCTGCGATCATCACAAGATCGCGCGCAACCCGCACCAATTCCGACTGTTTGTCGCGGATGCGGACCGAACCGTATTGGCTCTTGAGTTGCTGCGCCGTGGCCGTTTCGCTCGCTTCAGTCGAGCCGCGCATGATGTCCGACAGGCCGACGATCTCGTAAACGTCGTTGATAACCTGCTTGCGAAGCTCAACCAGCGACGTGATCGCCTGCACGACCGTTTCGAGCGGCCACCACACAACCGGATCGCCGCTATTCGATCCGAATGCCGCCCAATTGCTGATCGGCACCATCATCTGCCGATCGTCGTTGGACTTAACCGCAGCCTCGATGGCGTCGCCAATTTCCGACACACCGGCCGGATAGAAGCCCCTCACCTTCAAGGCATCCGCCAGCGCATGAATGCGTGACGTAAGCTGATTCACTTCCTCAAGCTGGTCGCGGTAATAGACGATATCTGGCACCGGAACGAGCGAACGCCGCTGCAACGTCGCATAAGCCGGGCGCGGACACGGGAAGAAGCCTTCCAGCTTCAAATGCGGCTCGGTATCGTCGAGGAGCTTGTCACAGCCCTCCGTCACCCAAACGACGCGGTTCTCATCCTTCGACCAGATTTCCCACACCTTGGCCTTGGCGCGGTTGTCAGCGGCTCCGCTTGCCTTGTCGTCCTTCTGCACGACATAAGCCGCTTCCAGGTATGCCTTGCCGCTCGTCTTACCAAACCGCTTACGCATGGCGCGCTTGGTCAGATAGCCAGCCGCCGCGACCCAGCCGACCTCCGACCAGTTTCGCGCCAATTCGTGCAGGAAGTCCTTGCGGTCCTTGTGCTCGATGCAGACGCGCTCCGTCGCGGAATCGCTATCGGCCTTTGTCTCGTAGCGAACCCACGGCACGCCACGGCCCGAGATATTCAGATCGTCGCGGACCAACCTCATCACCGCGTCGATATTTGTCAGATCGAAGCCGACGACAGATGACCGCTCCAGCAATTCCGACGCGACACGATAGAGCGGGCGCCGGTCCTTGAACCGTGGCACCACGACAGGCACAGGCGGCCGGCTGTAGATCGACGGACCAAGCACCTGAATGTTGGCCCAAAACAACTGAAACTGCCGATCCCGCGCGGCATTCGCCAGCTTATCAAGGTCACCGAATATCTTGTCGATGTTGTCGGCGCGGTTCTGGTAGTCCTCGAACGCATCCTGTGACGCCTTGATCTGCGCCAGCCACGCGCGCGCACTCTTCGGCTTGATCGACGGGTCAAGCTCGTCGTCGCCGGCCGCTGCGGTTGGCTGTTCAAGAACGTCTGTCAAATGCGGATCCTTGTCCCCTTGCCTTCCGGCACGGGCGGAATGATGAAGTGGCCGGGCGGCAGTACAATCGGCTTCTCAACAACCAGCGCCGGCACATTGCGCCACGACAGCGCCAGATAGCGGAACGCATCCGCCAAGTGGCTCGTCCAATCGTGGACTTCGTTAGCCTTGAAGGCCTTCTTTTCGTCGTTCCACTCGCGCCGATACTGTTCCAGCGCGGATATTCCTGTTTCCTCACAGCGCGGATGAAACACACATCGCGCCAGCGTCTTGCGCGCCGCGTTGATGCCATCCAGTTTCGTCGCGCTCGGCACCAGTTCAGGCCGCAAGCCATAATCGCGCATCGTCTCAACGCGCGTGCGACCTGTGCCCCATTCCTTCACCTTGGCGTCATGCGGCACAAAGTCAGCGCCCGCCGTCCAGCCGTGTTGTTCCGTGCGCTTGGCGACGATATCGGCATAATGATCAAGGCCAACGCCAGACGCCGTATAGCAATCCAGAATGAACACCTGAGCGCCGACAACCTGAAACCACCAGATTGACGTATCGTCTCGGACGCCGATGTCCCAAGCCCGATGCACCATGCGGCCCGGTATGGCCTCGATCTCCGCTATGCGGCCTTCCTTCCGCACCGTCGCCATTTCACGAGCGTAGAACGCGCCCAAGATCGCAGCATTGAAGCTGCACTCGTATTCCTGCTCGAACTGAGCGCGGCCGATGTCCTCGCCGTAGAGGGCGATGTATTCCGCCAAACTCTCGGTTATCTGTTCCTGTGACAGCGCCCCGGTTTCATGAACCGTCGAGACTTCCGCAAACCAGCGCGGATTCGCTTTTGCCATGTCATACATGGCCTTGGCATGGTTACGCCCACGCGGCGTCGTGATGAATGCCGCGAAGCCGTTGTTTTCTTCCAGCATCGGCCGGTGATAAGCCCATGCAGATGGATTAGCCAAAGCCCATTCCGAATAGACGATACCGGCCACGCCAGCGCCGACCGTTGCGTCATACCGATCCGAACCGATGATCTGCCACGTTGACCCGCATTTGAGTTTGATGAGCATCTGCTGCTCATCCTTGCCTTCCCTGATCTCAGGCGGAAAAGCCTCATCAATGCGCCGCTTGCCCGTATGTGCGTTGATCGCGTTCCAGAGCGCCTTGCGGCCTTGTTCGTATTCCGGCAGACAATGCCAATAGGACGCAACGCGCTGATGGGCTATCTCGCATGTCGCAGCGAGCGTAATTTCGTCCTTTCCCCAGCGACGATGAGCAATCTCAATCGCTCGCTTGCCGCCGTTCACCAGGTATTCGTGGAACGGCCGCTGATACCAGCGAATCCGGCGTTCAATCTCCACGGGACTCGTAAACCGTTTTGAACAGCACCGGCCCGCCATCGGCGCCAGTGTGAGCAACCGCCGTTAGCCTTGAATGCATGTACGGCGCGGCGTCACGAGCACAATCCTGTGCTAGTTGACGGAACCCTGCTGTCTTTTTCACTTGTGCCAGGAGGGCTTTAAATTGCTCCTCCGGCGTTTCAGCCGTGACGCTCCCGGTAAACTCGGCAACCGTCAAGCCTTCTAGCGTCGCCTCAGCGTCTAATGCCACCTGCTGAAAATGCCGCATGTTGTCGAGCATAACTTCAAGCGGCGATTTGCCTTCGGCCGATGCCCTCTCTGCGATCTCTCTTGTGCGCTTCGTCAGAGCACCTTGTTTGCGCCCTGCTCCCTCACGTTTACCCCCGCGAGGCATTTTGATTGTCTTTGATTGTTTTCATGGGGCTCTCCCGGTCTGAGCGGGTGCGTTACTTGACCGTCTCTCGCAGCAAATCAATCTGCGCCTGCTGCTCCGGCGTCCGGGGCGTGTCGTCCACGATCTGATACGGCAGCGCAACAAACCGATCCGGGCCGCGCGTAGCAACCGGGCCATCCTGCGGGATGCGCGCAACCACTCGCTCAACCAGTTCCGACGAGCGCGGAGCCGGGACGCCGGGCTTGCCGAGCATCTGAGCCGTGCAGGCTTCGATGTGCTGCTGCACCGCCGCGGCGAACTGACCGGGCGGCCCCGATTGGCTGAGAGGAATTTGGATCACGCACAATCCCCATCATCTTCGGCCGCATACGGCACGCCATGCTGATCGGCTGTTCCGGCTGGATGGAATGGTGCTTCGCATGGTGCGGTGTCGGGCTTGTCGGGCTCTGACAGCTTCGAGGCCGGCACGAACTGGATGATTTCAGCCATGGGATGCCCTCAGCCAGCAGAGCCGCAAGCAACCGCCGGCTGCTTTTCGCTCAGCCGAGTCCGCAGCAAATAGCCCTCAAGCGCCCAAATCTTGGCGCGTGCGTTGTCGTAGGCGATGCGCCGGCCGATCTGTTCGTCGAAGTTCTCAGGCGATGCAGCCGCGCTCTCACCAATGACCGAATAGCCGTTCTTGAGCCCAAGCCGGCAGACGGTCACGGTCGTTCCGGGAAAGCGGTGATAGTCGCAGGTCACAATTTGAGCGTTGATGTCGTCCGGTGTCAGACGCGGCGCGTTCAGGCCCTTGGTCTTGATCTCAGCTTCAATGGCTGCCTCGGATGCGCTCACTGGCATTGGTTCTTCCTCTCATGGGGTCAAAGAAAAACCCCGCACGAGGCGGGGTGTGAAATGTTGCGGGCCTAGGAAGCCAGTTATTCCCCGGCTGGGGCTTCTCCACGCGACGCTTTCGCGTTTCACCGCATCTCAGCGGCT